AATGGCAATCCAAACCATTAACGGCGGCTGCATCCACATCGAAATCGACGCGGAAGACGGCCTCACTCACGCCACATTCGCCTTCAAAACTCCATCAATACCCGAAACTCTGGGCGGATTTATCACAATGCTCGCCCACGGAATCGAAGTGCTGGTGCCCCTTCCCGATCCCGACGACGAGGAGCCCGAAGACGATGATTGAATATCGCGGCGAACGCTTCGAGGGTTATAACAAACCCAAACGCACCCCAAATCACCCCGAAAAATCACACGTCGTCCTCGCAAAAGACGGCGACAAAGTAAAACTTATCCGTTTCGGCCAACAGGGCGTAACTGGCTCACCACCAAAAACAGGAGAAACAGAAGCAGCGAAGGCCAGAAGGGCATCGTTCAGAGCGCGTCATGCCTCTAACATAAAGAAAGGCAAAATGTCCGCCGCTTACTGGGCTGATCGGCAAAAATGGAGCTAAAGTTAACTGGTTACCAGTTAACGCTCGTGGCTTCCCACCACTGTTACATAGAAGTAGTTTGCCCCCTTTGCGTGCAAACTCGCACTACACGCAAAGATTTAGTCGCTAAAAAATTAAAATTAAACGAACAATTACTGTGCAAAAGCTGTGCCCTCAAAACACGCAAAGTAACCTGGAAAAAAGATCCCTCTGAGCTAAAGCGTAATCAGGGTGCTTACAAATCTTACGTACGAGCTAAACGTAGAGTCCAGACAAACCATAAAAATGCTTACAGTAAAGTCAAATTTTTGTTTGATTCTTATGAGCAATTTTTGAATGAATTAGGTCCACGCCCAGAAGGCATGACCCTAGATCGTATTGATAACAGCGGAGACTATGCCCCCGGCAATGTCCGTTGGGCTAGTATTGAACAGCAAGCTCGTAACAGGAATCCACGGTACACCTGGACTCCTAAGCCTTCTACATCCGAGGAACCGGAGCCCTCTACATGACCTACGCAGTTCCCGGCCAAATCCGCACCCATCTTGTCAGTTCGACCTTTGAAGGCCCGACTGACTCACCCTTCACGCGCACCCGCGCCGTGCTGGACATGATGCGCGGCTGGGAAATCATGAAAGCGGTCAGCCTAGGCACCGAATACCTGCGCGAAAACAGCGAAACCTTCCTCCCCCTAGAACCCCGCGAGGACTACACGGCCTACTTGGCCCGTGTCAACCGCGCCGTCTTCTCACCCTTCACCCAACGACTGGTCCGCGCCGCTGCCGGCCTGATCCTGCGCAAACCGATCGTCCTCGAAGGCGACCCCTACTGGAGCGAAATCTTCGCCAAGGACGTCGACGGTTGCGGCTCGGACCTAGACGAGTATGCCCGCCGCCTACTGATCTGCGCCCTTACCTACGGCCACTGCCACACACTGGTCGATTTCCCAGCCCCAACTGGCGCCCGCAGCCTGGCGGAAGAACGCGCTCTAAACCGCCGCCCGTACTGGATCGAGGTCGACCCGCAGAATGTGTACGGCTGGCGCTTGGACCGCGAGGTCAACTACGGCAAGTTGATCCAGGTCCGCATTGCGGAGAAAGCGATCGTCCCCGACGGCCGCTTCGGCGAAAAAGTGTACGACCAGATCCGCGTCATCGAGCCCGGCCGCTACGAGATCTACCGCCAACTGGAGAGCCGCAAGGACATGTACGGCCAAATGCCGTACCCCAACTCGTTTGACGTAACAGGCCCCACGGGCGGCAACTACGAGCTAGTTGAAACTGGCGCTTACAGTTTGGGCGAAATTCCCCTCGTAACCCTTTACTCGAACAAGACCGACACGCTGGTCAGCAAACCCCCACTACTGGACATCGCCTACCTAAACCTGGCCCATTTCCAACGCCAAGCCGACCTGATCCACAGCCTGCATGTCGCCAGCCAACCCATGCTTGTCCTCGAAGGCTGGGACGACCAAACGAAGGACCTTGCCATTAGCGTTAATTATGCGTTGGCGATGCAGCCCGGCAACAAGGCTTATTACGTGGAGCCTGCGTCTAGCGCTTTCGAGGCCCAGTCAAACGAAATAAAAGAACTGCAGATGCAGATGGCGACGCTGGGCATCAGCACTCTGAGCCAGCAAAAGTTTGTCGCCGAATCTGCCGACGCCCGCCGCCTGGACCGCGTCGACACCAACTCGATGCTGTCAATGGTCTCGATGGATCTACAGCAAACGCTGCAAGGCGCCTTCAACCTGGCCGCCAACTACCTCCAGCTGGAGCCCCCCAAGGTCTACGTAAGCCGCGACTTCGACATCGACCGCCTGATCGGCCAAGACATTACCGCCCTGACGACACTGTTTACGCAGCAGGTAATCGACCGCGAAGAGTTCCGCGACATCCTGCGCCAAGGCGAAATTCTGTCAGCCGGCGTCTCAATGGACGACGATAACGAAGCCACCGAGTCTGCAGAGGAAGAAGCCCGCGAAGAAGAGGAAGAAAATTCCTCCGACGGAATATCTGCCGACCAGATGGAGCGTCTAATCCAAGCAATGATGGGCTGACGGGATGGCCACCAAACAGGACTACCTGACGCTGGCCCAAGTCACCGCGCTCGTCAAACTCAGCAAAAAACTCAAAAACCTCACGACGCTGCTATCCGGCGACGGTCCTCCAGACGACACGGGCAGTTCCGGCGACTGGTACATCGACCGCCGCACGAAACAGCTTTACGGCCCTAAGTCCAGCAATGGCTGGCCTAGCGAGCCCGTTGCACTTGGCACAAAAGACACGAACGGCCGCCTCCGCACCACGCAACTAACAATCAGCGGCAACCAAGCAGAGGCCGCCAAGGGAGACGCAGGCCCTGCAGGACCAACAGGCGCTACTGGCCCTGCCGGCCCCACCGGACCTGCTGGCCCAACCGGCGCAACCGGCCCAACAGGTTCAACTGGCGCAACCGGCCCTGCGGGACCTGCAGGTCCACAAGGCGACACCGGACCTACCGGCCCAACTGGAGCAACAGGTCCTCAAGGCCCCCAGGGCGAACAAGGCCCAATTGGTCTGACCGGCCCAGCAGGTCCACAAGGCGAAACAGGCCCTGCCGGCCCCACGGGCCCACAAGGCGAGACAGGTCCCCAAGGTTTAACGGGCGCTACAGGTGCCACGGGCGCCGCCGGCCCTACTGGTGCTACAGGACCTGCCGGCAGCAACGCTACTGTGACCGCCGGCAACGGCATCGCAGTCAGCGACGGCGTTGTTTCCCTGAACTCCAACTTTCTTACAACAAACCAGTTCATCCAACTACCGACTGGCACAACCGCACAGCGCCCGAACACCCCAGCCACAGGCATGATCCGCTTCAACACCAGCGCTGGCGCCTTCGAGGGCTACACCGGCACCGCGTGGGTGAATTTGTCCCCGGCCAACATCGACGACGTTGGCGCAACGATTACCTAATCTTCTTTTGTTGTAGACTAGAACTGCACTATTTACAGTCCGCTGGTGAAGAGCCTGGATTACGTGCAGCAACCGGACGGCAGTTTCCGCTGGGAAATGGTCGAGATGGACGAAGCTGCGCGGGCTGCAAAGCCTGAACCCGAAAAACCCGCTCGCCGGGCCCCGAAAAAGGCCATCAGCGAGCCTGTTTTCGTCGAACCCACTACCGAAACCCCCGAGTTCTAACGCATGGAAGAGCAAGTCATCCAGACGCCCGTGGCGCCTGAACCCCAGCCTGTGGCTGGAGCCGACACCGCTCAACCCACTCTTGATGTCTCGGGCATCAAGGCTGAGTACGAGTCCCAGATCAATGCCCTAAAGGTCCAAGCGGCCGAAGCCGACGAACGTTTCCAAGGCATCAAGGCAAAGCTGGACGAGGTCTACAAAAAACAGGACGACCAACGCAAGAAGGTCCTCCAAGACCAAGGCCAGTGGAAAGATCTCTGGGAGGAAGCCAACAAAACCGCCCAAGAAAAAGACACGCAGATCGCCGAACTCCACCGCCAACTGGAGGACCTTCGCACGTCTAACGAAGCCGCAACAATGCGCACAGCTGCGATGTCGGCTATCAGCCAAGCTGGCGCAATTAACGCCGAGCAAATGCTGATGTTGTTACAAAACAACCTCCGCAAAAACGAAGGCGGCAGCGTCGTTGTCCTCAACGGCGGCGTGGAACAAGACCTTCAGGCATATCTAAACAACCTGAAGAACCCAGGCTCCGGCTTCGAGCACCACTTCAAACCTAGCTCTGCCGCTGGAATGGGCGCCAAGCCCAACCCCACCTCTACCGTCGCTCCGGGTATGAACAACCCCTGGAAGGAAGGTAGTATTAACTTAACGCAGCAGATGATGCTGTCCGCCCAAGACCCTGAACTCGCAGCAGTGCTGAAGAGGGAAGCCGGTCTTTAAGCCTCAGTGAGGCACCACCACCCAAGTCTGTGACTGGGACGCAAACCCCCTGACCTTTCGGAGGCCCAATGGCTGCTCCTTTTCAGAACTATTCCGGCGGTGTCCTTCTGGCGGACATCGTCAAGCGCAATAACCTCAGCACCTATGTGTCTGAGGCGATCAAAGAGCGTTCGCTCTTCATCAAGAGCGGCGCCGTTGTGCGCAATGCTCTGCTGGATGCCCGCGAAGGCGGCACCCGCATCCAAGTCCCCGAATTTAACCCGACTGCTCCCACCGAGGAGATCATGAACGGGACGGCCACCTGGGGCACCAGCAACGCCGGCTATCTGACCCCTCAGAAGATCGGCACAGGTACCCAGATCGCCACCATCTGCCATCGCGGCTTTGCGTATGCAGTGGACGACGTCGCAATGCTCGCGGCCGGTGAAGACCCCATGCTTCACATCCGCAACCAGCTTGCCGACGCGATCAACAAACTGAACAGCCAGCGTCTGTTCAGCCACCTGTACGGCCTGTTTGGTGCTTCCGACACCAACAACGGTCCTCTGGGTGCCAACGGTCTGTATAAGGGCAAAGGCACCGCTTCTGGTGCCACCGAAGTCAACTTCCTGACCGCTGCCACCATTGCCGAAGCTCGCGCCCGCCTTGGCGAGCGTGGCGACGAAATGGACATCCTGGTTGTCCACCCCTCCGTCGGCTACTACCTGTATCAGGTGGGTATGCTGACCTTTAGCACCTCGGCCCTTGCGGCTTCCGGCGCTGTTGTTTGGGGCGGTGGCGGCGTGGGCATCGGTGCCCGCAGCATCGGCGAATTTGCCGGCTGCCGCGTGATCATCGACCCCCTGGTCAACACTGTTGCTCCTGGCGACAGCGGCGACCAGCGTGAGTTCAACTGCTACCTGCTGAAGAGCGGCACCATCCTTGAGGGCGTCCAACAGGACCTCCGCATCGAAGCTGACCGCAACATCCTGTCCAAGCAGGACGTCCTCTCGGTCGACTACCACAGCGCCTACCACGTGATGGGCACCAAGTGGATCTCGGCCTCGGACAACCCGACCAACGCCAACCTGTACGACAAGGACAACTGGCAGGCCACCTACGACATCGACCTTATCCCGCTGTCGCGCATCGTGGTCAACAGCCCCCTAGACACCAGCACCATCTGATCTTCGATCAGATCTTTACTGGCCCCACCTTCGGGTGGGGCTTTTTCATTGCCGCTACACTGAAACAAAGACGGCCGCCGTGCAGTGCCAGCCACAATTAACGCCACTTTGAGTTCTGCATCGGCCAACAGCTACGTAACGCTGGCCGAAGCTGACGCCTACTTCGAGACAATTCCCGACTCGTCGACCTGGACCACAAAAACGACCGACCAAAAAAACCGCGCTTTGATTTCAGCAACGCGCTGGATCGACAGCCTGAACTTTTACGGCGACCGCTGCGATAACGGCCAGGCCTTGAAGTGGCCCCGCAACAACTGGCTGATCGACCGCGTCGAACTGGTCTGCAACGTCATCCCGAAAGAAATCAAGTTCGCCACCTACGAACTGGCGCGTGAACTGGCAAACGACACCGACGCCATCACCAACACTCAAAACGACCCGGACCAGCTGTACAAAGAAGTCGAACTTGGCGAACTGCGAGTCCAGTACAAAGAAGGCCAAGCCAACGGCGTGATCAACAATGTCTTCGACGTCTACCCCTGGCTGCAGGCATACTTAGGCGCTTACACGATCGGTGGCGCCGGCGGCTTCCAACTCCGCGCCTTCCGAGGCTGACATGGGCCTAATCGACACGACCTTCGGTTCTATCCCAGCCTCCATCCTCGGCGACTGGGGCCAGACCATCACGTACATCAAAACCGTCACACCTCGCACCTACAACCCAACCACTGGCGCCATCACCGGCACAGACACTAATGTTTCGGTCAAGGCTGTGATCACGCGCATCAATCCACGCGAATCCGAGGGCCTGTACCAGACCACCGATCTTAAGGTGATCATTGGAGCGGCCGAGCTTGGGTCTTACTACCCCACTGAGGCCGACCGCATCCAATACACCCAAGACAGCGTTACCCGCGAGGCCAAGATCATCGCCATCACTAGCTACCGAGGCGACAGCCCGGTGATGCACACCCTGATCGCGAGGCCCCAATAATGGCACGCAACGATTTCGGCAAACTCCTAAAAGAGCTGGACCGCGTTGCCGCTACTACGGTTTACAACGGCCCCCGCGCCGCCTCCGAGCGTGTCGTGCGCGAACTTCAAAAAGCAGGCCCCAGCTGGAGCGGCGAGTTCTCCAACTCTTGGCAAATCGCCACCCCATCTACAACTGTTCGCGGCCCCGGCACTCCAGGCGAGCCAAAAAACTTGGTTGCTCCAACACTGACAGGCCGTGAAGTCACCAAGAGCTTCTTGCTTAAGGACAGTGTCGTCTTTCGCATCACAA